GGAACGGCGGCCCTTTTAGATGCCTTTACGGTCCGTCAAAAGCACTGGCCCGAGATCGGTGGGCAACTCCTAAACACAGGGAGGTAAACATTGAGTTTATTCGACAAGTTATTCGGCAGGGAGGCGCAAGCCGAACCGCCACGGCGTGAAGAACACGTATTCAAACTGCTCGACGGCTATCGGCCTGTTTTCCACTCGTGGGGCGGCGAACTGTACGAGCAGGAACTCGTTCGTGCGGCGGTCGACGCCAAGGCACGACACATCAGCAAACTCGACGTCAAGGTCATAGGCTCCGCGAAGCCTGCCCTGCGTAACCGGCTCGCACTCGGGCCGAACGCGTGGCAGACGTGGGGCCAGTTTCTTTATAGGGCCGAAACGATCCTCGAGCTGCAGAACAACCTCATCATCGCGCCTGTAATCGACGAGAGCGGCGAAACAACTGGCATTTATCCGCTATTCTACCGCAACGTCGAACTGGTGGCCTATAAGGACGAGCCGTGGATACGCATCGAGTTCCACAACGGCGAGCGCGTGGCCATCGAACTGCGGCGCGTTGGCATAATGACGCGTTACCAGTACCGCAACGACCTGTTCGGCGAAAGCAACCGCGCCTTGCATCCTACGATGGAACTCATCGACATACAGAACCAAGGCATCGAGGAGGGCGTCAAGTCGGCGGCCACGTTCCGCTTTATGGCGACGCTGGCCAACTTCAGCAACGACGCAGACCTCGCGAGAGAACGCGAACGCTTTACGAGCCTGAACATCCGCAGCGCGGACGCAGGCGACGTTCTGCTCTGGCCGAACACCTACAAAGACATCCAGCAGATCAAGAGCACGCCGTTCATCGTAGACGCGGACCAGATGACGCTCATCAACAAGAACGTCTACGACTACTTCGGCGTCAACGAGGACATCCTGCAGAACAAGGCCATTGGCGACGCGTGGTCCGCCTTTTACGAGGGAGCCATCGAGCCGTTCAGCATCCAGTTCAGCGACGTCGTGACCAAGATGCTCTTTACCCAGCGCGAGCGCGAACTCGGCGCGAAAGTCGTGGCGACTTCCAACCGCCTGCAGTATATGAGCAACCAAGACAAACTGAACGTGTCCGCACAGTTAATGGACCGTGGCCTTTTAAGCATCAACGAGGCACGCGAAATCTGGAATATGCCGCCTGTTGAGAACGGCGACGTGCGGATCATACGCGGCGAATACTATAACGCCGACGAGAAAACGGCCGTCCTGCCAAGCGAGGACGAGGAGGCAAACGAATGAAAGACTACAACGAACTAATCGAGAAGCGCATCGCGGACGGCAGAGAGTACCGCAATATGGAACTCCGCGCCTCTGGCAACGCAGGCGACGAGATGATCGTGGAGGGTTATGCCACCACGTTCAACGAACCCTACCTGCTCTGGCAGGAGGACGGCTACCGCGTATTTGAACAGGTGGACCGTGATGCGTTTACCGGCTGCGATATGAGCGACGTGATTATGCAGTATAACCACGAGGGCCGTGTGTTCGCTCGTATGAGCAACGGAACTCTGTCCTGCACGCCAGACGACCACGGCCTGCTCACAAGGGCAGCACTCGGCGGCACCGAGATCGGCCGCCAGCTTTACGACGAGATCAAGGGCGGCTACACCGACCAGATGTCGTTTGGCTTCACGGTAGCGGAGGACACTCGCGAGATCAACGAGAATGCCGAAACCAAGGAAGTCGAAATCCTGCGCACCATTAAGCGCATCAAAAAACTGTATGACGTTAGCGCGGTAAGCATTCCAGCGAACCCTGCTACCAGCATAGCGGCTCGCACCTACGGCGAGGGAGCCATCGCCGAGGCAAAAGCGGAGCGACAGAGAGCCGAGGAAGAACGTATCTCTAAACAGAAGTTAATCGCATTGATTAACCTTTAGGAGGCAACCAATGGATTATTCCGTACAGGAAATGGAAACCCTCGAAACCAGACTGGCCGAAATCAAGGCCGAGGCGACCGAGGAAAGAAGCCTCGAGGAACTGACCGCGCTCAAGGACGAAAAGACCGCCATCGAAGCGGAGATCGCCAAGCGCAAGGCAGACGAGGCTGAACGGCGCGAAATGGCGGCAGCGATCGCCACGGACGTCGCGCCTGTAGAAGTTATCACAGAAACCAAAAGCGAGGAAAGAACCAAGATGGAAAACATCGAAATCCGTGACACCAAGGCGTATATCGACGCCTACGCAAACTACATCAAGAACAACGACGACACCGAGTGCCGTTCCCTGCTGACCGAGAACGTCAGCGGCACCGTACCTGTGCCCTCTTTCGTCTATGACATCGTCAAGACCGCGTGGGAGCGCGACGAGATCACTCGCAGAGTTCGCAAGGCCTACCTCAAGGGCAACCTCAAGGTCGGCTTCGAGATCAGCAGCGACGGTGCAACCATCCACACCGAGGGACAGAGCGGCGTGGCCGAGGAAAGCCTCGTGCTCGGCGTCATCAACCTCATTCCGCAGAGCATCAAGAAGTGGATCTCCATCAGCGACGAAGTCTACGATATGCGCGGCGAGGAGTTCCTGCGTTACATCTATGACGAAGTGACCTACCAGATCGCGAAAAAGGCAGCCAACGCCCTGATCGACAAGATCATCGCCTGCGGCACCGTCAGCACGACCACGCAGGTCGCGGTTCCTGTTATCAGCACGACCGCAGTCGGCCTCGGCACCGTGGTAAAGGCCATCGGCAGCCTGTCTGACGAAGCCAGCGACGTCGTGGCCATTATGAACAAATCCACGTGGGCAGACCTCAAGGCTCTCGTAGCCAATGGGTCCTACCCTGCTGATCCGTTCGATGGCAGAGCAGTCGCATTCAGCAACCACCTGCCTGCTGCCGCAGTCGCAACGACCGGCGACACGATGATGATCGTCGGCGACCTTGGACAGGGCGCACTGATGAACTTCCCTGCAGGCGATGGCATCGACTTCAAGTTCGACGAAACCACGCTGATGACGCAGGACCTCATTCGCGTACTCGGCAGACAGTACGTCGGCATCGGCGTCGTCGCACCGAACGCGTTCGTCAAGGTCAACAAGGCTTAAGTCCTCCTTGGATTAAGCATACGGCCGCTCGTTTGTTTCTGCTCCATTCGGGCGGCCTTTTCATTGAGCAGAGGATAGGAGAGCAGACCTATGAAAACACTCATCGCCGTACCGTGTATGGATATGGTGGCGGCACCATTCGCGCAGAGCCTCGCAACCCTTAACAAGGAGGGCGAGTGCCTCGTGTCGTTTTTGATCGGCTCGCTAATTTACGAAAGTCGCAACACGCTCGCCAAGCAGTGCATAACACACAACTGCGACGGCATCCTGTGGCTGGATAGCGATATGGCATTCGACGCGGACATTCTGCACAAGATGCTCGAGCACGCGAAAGCAGGCCGCGAGATCGTAACAGGCCTTTACTTCCGCAGGCGGCCGCCATACACGCCGGTTCTGTTCAGCGATCTAAAGCTGGACGACCAACTCCACTGGGAGGGTGTGACCGACTACCCCGAGAGCGAACTGTTCGAGGTTGCAGGCTGCGGCTTCGGCTGCTGCTACACGTCCAAGAACGTACTGCTCGACGTCCTGCTGAACTACCAGACGTGGTTCACGCCTCTGGAGCACGCAGGCGAGGACATCGCGTTCTGCGTACGCGCACGCGAACTCGGCCACACCATCTGGTGCGACCCGACCATCAAGTGCGGACACGTCGGCGTGCATATGTTCGACGAGAGCGTTTACAAGGCATCGCTCAACAAGTAAAAGGCATCGGCGTTCGCCGTTGTTTATGTGGTGGGCAGCTTGACCTCCATTCTCTGCCCTCCACTTCAGTAAAAGGAGAACCCAATGCTGGACAAAGTAAAACTCGCGCTTCGTATTGCAGGAGAAGCGTTCGACACCGAACTGACCGACCTCATCGCGGCCTGCCTCGAGGAGATGGAACGGCTGAACGTCATCATCGAGTATGACGACGACGGCGTACCTACCTCGCCACAGGTCCGCACGGCAGTCATCGCATATTGCAAGTGGCAGTTCGGCGACAACGACAACAAGGAGCAGTTCGAGGCGATATACCACACTAAACTCGCGCAGCTCAAGACGATGACCGACTTCACGGACTGGGGTGTTCAGTAATGGACAGGAGCAAAGCATTCTATCTGGTCACGG